TACTTGTACCACCTGTAGCAGAAGCACCACTGGTACCGCTGCTACCAGTACTACCACTGGTAAAACTTATAGTACTTATACCACCTGTAGCGGACGCACCACTGGTACCACTGGTACCACTGCTACCACTGCTACCACTTGTACCGCTGGTAAAACTTTCAGTACTTGTACCACCTGTAGCAGAAGCACCACTGGTACCGCTGCTACCACTTGTACCGCTGGTAAAACTTAAAGTACTTGTACCACTTGTTCCGCTTACACCACTGGTACCAGCAGTACCACCTGTACCACTTGTGCCACTTGATGATCCACTTAAACCACTGGTACCAACCAAACCACTGCTACCAGCAGTACCGCCTGTACCACTTGTACCACTGGTACCACTTGTACCACTTGTACCACTGGTATCACTTGTACCGCTTGTACCATTATTACCACTGGTACCACTTGTGCCACTGCTACCACTTGTAAATGCACCCGAACCACTTGTACCACTTGTTCCGCTTACACCACTGGTACCAGCAGTACCACCTGTACCACTTGTGCCACTTGATGATCCACTTAAACCACTGGTACCAACCAAACCACTGCTACCAGCAGTACCGCCTGTACCACTTGTACCACTGGTACCACTTGTACCACTTGTACCACTTGTACCACTTGTTTGGCTTACACCACTGGTACCAGCAGTACCGCCTGTACCACTTGTACCACTTGTTGATCCACTTAAACCACTGGTACCAACCAAACCACTGCTTCCATTAGTTCCTCCAAATCCACTTGTACCACTTGTACCACTTATACCACTTGAAAAACAACTGTTACCACTTGTACCATTTGTACCATTTTGACCACTGCTACCACTGGTACCAGTGGTACCGCTTGTTCTTGCACCAGTACCACTAGTGCCATTTGTACCATTTGCACCACTGCTACCACTGCTACCACTTGTACCACTTGAAAAACAACTGCTACCACTTGTACCATTCAAACCACTTGTACCATTTGTACCACTTGTACCACTTGAAAAACAACTGCTACCACTTGTACCACTTGTACCATTTGCACCACTGGTACCACTGGTACCACTGGTACCGGTAGTACCGCTTGTTCCTGAACCACCACTAGTGCCATTTGTAGCAGATAATCCGCTGCTACCACTCGTACCATTCAAACCACTTGTACCATTTGTACCACTCGTACCACTTGAAAAACAACTGATACCACTTGTACCACTCGTTCCGCTTTTACCACTTGTACCACTTGTACCACTGCTACCACTGCTACCACTAGTGCCACTTGTACCACTCGTTCCGCTTGTACCACCCGTACCATTTGTACCACTCGTTCCGCTTGTACCACTCGTTCCGCTTGTACCAGATGTACCACTTATACCACTAGTACCATTTGTACCAAATATACCACTTGTACCGGAAGTACCGGTTACACCACTAGTGCCTGACGCGGGTGCTATAAAAACTTCTTTTGTGATATTATCTATGGCTAAAACATGAGTTAACGGAAATGGACCAGCGCCTGTACCTGACGGAAGATTAGTATATAGATTATTGGAAACATATATTTTTGAAGCAGTTATTTCGTTTAGGTTTTTTGAACCTGTTAAAAGGCCTTGTGCGTTTGTAATAATTAATAAATTGCTACCAGAAACCACCCTTTCTGTAAAATTATTTCCAGAGGAGTCACGTTGAGTAAAAAGAGATGCAAATCTATCGATACTACTACCCATACATTATTAAATAAATATAAAATAGTTTGTTTAACACGGTAGTCTTATTATTTAATATGACTGAAACAATGATGTAACTATTCTTCTCCATTGACCCGCGCTATAAATATAAAAATAATTACCATCATAGCTTATCCAACCATCTTGACCATAATCATTTGATTGAACTGGTGTTTGTTGATAAAACTTATCTGGGAATCGTTGAAATACTCTAAATGCTGTATTTATAGGTCTACGAGAACTTGTTGTATATATTGGATTATTGCATTCATCATAGCCACTTATATAGGTACTGGTAGAAGGATCATAATCGAACACAGAAATAGCTCTTCTCATCCAACCGAGAGGGTATTGATATATATAGATATAATTTGAATCGTATGCGAGCCAACCATTTTCTCCATATTCGTTTGAACTTTTTGGCGGTGGGTGAAATGGAATCTTTGTGATAGAAACAGATTTCTTTTCAGTTGGATATACATCCTTTATAATATTTTTATCTATAGGCTGTACACCCACTCCATCAACATAATCAAAATCTTGTTGTTTATCTTTAATAGCTGTTGTATCTTCGAAACCATATTGTTTTGCATTATTCTTAATATTATCCATCTGTTCAGCATCTACCGCAGCCTCCATCAACTTAATCTTTCTGATGGTAAACATCTTTTGGGTAGTATTCTTGATACCTTCTAGGCCAGGTATAAACGATGGATTCAACAAATAACCATTTACGGTTAAATTGAATGTGGTTTTAACATTTCTATCATTGGTATCATCCAACTCAATATCGGTGGTAAAGTTATCAGCTTTTACCAAAAACTTAAATCTTTCTTTATCACCCCAATAATCATTGCAAGCGTAACTTATTTCTTCTAAAAGTTTGTTATTTTGATCAACATAATCGGTCCAAATTACGCATTCATATGTAACTATGACTTGTTTAGGCAATGTTACGGTGAATATTTGTTTGGTTGGTCTAGAATTAAACAATATGTTGCTGTTTAAGATGTTGAATCTGTCATACTTATTTTTTTCTGAATAAGGTACAATAGCTTGATATGCCAAATAACGATTAAACGTAGCACGATCCTTATTATCCGCAACTTCTGAGCGTCTCATCATAAATGCAGGCAATAGTATTTTACCTTGATTATCTCTAATATACCCATCTTTTTTCATAGCGGCCCATCTTTCTGGACTACCATATATGATAGGTACTTTAACCAATTCACCATTATCCATCACTTGTAGATTGATCTTATTATTGATAAAACCCATAATGGTACTATCAATGTCCATCAAATCTATCGTGAGATTTTTTACTTCATCTGTATCACGACGTATAGCAAATTGGCGCTTATATGTGATATCTTTGTCAGATTGTGCCATTGGATCTTGCACCATGTTTGGTACAGGATTTACTTGATTATTAGATATTGAACTTACTTGCCATGGCATAATTAATTTTGTCTTTGTATGATATTTAGTTTACTTAATCTCGTATAGTGAGTATTGACTATTAAACTCCAAGACTTATCTGGGTGACCTCCAAGGAATTGTTCTTGTACAACATTATCCATTTCATAAAATCTTTCGTTATACAAAACAACATCTCCAATTTCTGGAAAAAAGTTTGTAATAATACAATCACGTTCTCTGAACTTAAAAATTGTGTTTTGGTTTCTGTCAGGACCAAATTTTGATGCATTTTCACCAGTTATATCTTCACGTTCGGCTAAACATGAAAGATTAATTGCCGGATAAAACATTTTACCTTGTGAAGAAACTGATTCACCATACATGTTTACGGTAGTTTCGTTAATAGCAATCTTAAACACTTGTACAACTATTTCAGCGATATCACCAAAAAATTCTGCGTTAACAGAACTTAATAAGTTCATATCTCTTTTTGAATAAAATCTACCTGGCAAATAATTTGGATTATAAATCCCAACATCTTTTCTTCCTTGTGTCCAATATTCTTTAAACGCAGGATTTTGCTGTGGATATTGTGGTGAATTTGGGATAGCCATAAATTATCCAATATAAATGTGTAATGGAACTTTAGATAGCATTTTGTTCATAGACTCAGATTCTTTATCCTTGTTTTCTAATTGGTTGACACGTAAACTTTTCTCCAACATTTCTCGTAATTTCTCGATAAGATTGCTTGTTTCCTCCTTAGCCTCAGCACGTAATTCAGCACCATCTAAGGTAACTTCGCCACCTGGAATTGGAACCGTGCTATACTTTTGAAGTATACGACCAAGTGTTTCTTTACAAAGTGCTAAGAAATACTTTTTAATCCATTGTTTTCCTGACTGATTAATTTTACAATATGTACAATATTCGTAAGGGATATCACTCGGATCACTAACATATTCGTATCTTGAACCACTAAAAAAATTGGTAATATTTTTATCATTTTCTAGATAATAATCAATCCAAATTTTTACATCATTCATTGGTATTGGGAATATTCTGAGTTTATTATTACCAACTATTTCAAAACTATATTGACTCTTACGTACCATATCATTGAATTCAATAGCTTGAATACGTTCTAAGTCTTCAAATATCGGAGTCATCAAGAATTGAGTTGCCGGACTATAAGCACTAAAACCAAGTTCTGATAATATGTTACTATAACTCATACCAGTCATGCTGAATGGATCGTATATACGAGCAACAGCCGGTGTTCTAAAATGAAATACTCTACGAACTTCAATTCTTGATCCGGTCAAGTGTTCTATATCTTCACCAATCAATTTGTTTAAATCATATAATTGTTCACTACCACTTATACTTGCAGATACGTTTATATAATTTCTCTTTAGTGGTGTTTCACCATTCACTAGAGCTTCACTACCATATTGTTTACTAAGTTGTACAACAAATGGCAAACCAGTGCTTTTTACGCCCAGTCCAGTTAAATTTGGATATTGATCTTGTGGTAAACCAGTTAAATCTGCCATGTTGTTAACAATATTAAACTCGTTAACTACACGATTATATTCAAGAACGGATTCTTCAAAACAAGCATAGAAATTTTCATCTATCATTTCTATATCAACAATTGGATACCCAAGACGTTTCGCAGCCCACATTGCACTGCTACTACAATCATTTTCAAACGTGGTCTCACCACTATTACAGATCTCGTCCAAATAATAACCAAAAGGAACGTTGCTAGACGTTACAGCACTACCACTGCCTGGCCATCTTATCCTATCTTGATCTAAATTAGCACTCATTTATTATAAATATCGAATGAATGGTAATTTCACTATTTTAATGGTATATATGTAATTTTATATAAAAGAATCCGCAATTATCTTATATACAGATGGTTTTGGTTTTGATTGTAGTTTTTCTTTAAGAAGCAACGCATCTTTCTTTTTCTTGGTGTCCAACACCTTTTTTAGAATATTTTTTACCTTTTTGTTCATATAAATTTGATTATTTTAACAACAAGATTTCCTGTTCCTTTGATAACCCTATGATATGTTTCTTTTGGTATAAAAATTTTTTTATCAAAAGAAACTGGTAGCGAATTATCTAATTGTATTTGCCAATTACCTTCATTTTTTACCACTTCTATCAGCCTATCTTCTTTATCCAAATGCCATTCTAATTGATGAATATCTACATTTGAATTGAATTCACGAATATATTCATTATTTCCTAAATTTGTTTCGTTATATGGTAAACTCATATTTTAATGATCTTACTAGCAGACCCTTTTTCTCTCATATATCTATTGAATTCAACAAATAAATCTTCCGCATTCATTCTGGCATCTACTTCCCAAGGTAGAGTTTTTTCTTTTTCTTCATCGTCATATTTAGGATATTCTTTACCATCCCAACTATTATCTACAATGTTGTATCTACCATCTTCAACTTGTTTGATGTGCCAGCATTCGTGTGCTAATGTTTTAATTTGATTATCGCTACTATGAGGACTGTTTGTTCTCATAATAATCTTATAGCTGTCTACTTTATATGGTTTACTCTTACCTTTAACATCTACCTTACCCTGAACTTTTCCATCTAAATTACCAAACTCTAATTTGATTTTACCGGTGGGTAGATTTAATCTTTTAGCAAAAAATTTATACGCAGTTTTAAGTCTTTCTTTATCAACGATATTTTTTAGTATTTCATTTAAATTAGTACCAAATTTAGGTAAATTATCAACCTCATGTTTTAAAGGTGTAGACAAATCAACCAATTTATACTTGATTGGCAAATTCTTAATTGAATTGAAAACTGTATTAACATTCTTTGGACTATCATCGATAAAAAATATATCATTAAATCCTTCGTTATTAATTTTATCAACAATCCAATCCGCTTTAGCCTGCGGATTACCAGTTCCAAGAGTTATAACCGGCAAATCAATTTTAAATATCTTATTGATAATATTCTTGATGTGCTTATTAGCTTCATCTCCTCTAGCCGTCAGTATGACAGTCAACCTATCTTTAACGCCTGCATTTACAATTTTATAAAATCGTTTAGCAACTGGCTTAATGATTTGAGGATTAATAATTGTTTCAAATTGACTGAAATCAAACTCATCTCCTGGTTTTGGTTCATAGACTGCATATTCAGCAGGTGTAAGATATGAAAACTTACCAGGCCCTTGCTTTAATAATACCTTTGCGGTTGTATGAAAAAGTGTATCGTCAAAATCAAACACCCTTAATTTTTTGGTTTGAATCATAGTAAAGCCTTAATAATTTTTTTGTAAATTGATTCTTTCTTAACTAATTGATCCAATGGCACACCTCTATATTTTTGTCTTATTTGCGCAATAGGCATACCATATTGTTTTTCAGCCTGTGCTGCTAAACTATATCTATCAAGCTTTTCTTTTTCTTTAGCATGTAGTTTACGTGATACACTAGCCGCAACAACACTTTTTACATTGTCGGTATAATACTTTTCACCCGAATTCAATAAATCATTTAGTATCTTAATTTCAATTTCTAAACTATCCACTTCACGTTCCAAATTGGCTTTTTCAGCAGTTGTAAACTTTGCTCCTGTTGTATGTAATTTGCCTCTCTTTTCAACAAACTCTTGGGTCTTATCATCAATTACTTTTTCTAATGATATACCAGCTGGTTTATTATCAGGTTCCAAAAATGCATAGGAAATAGTTTTTTCAGAATCTATTGGTGCCATTGTTGGCATATCTGTATCAGTTATTACTATAGTAACATTATTACCATCAATGAATAATACATCACCGAAAATTTTCATGCCTTTTAATTTTACTTTGTCTCCAATCGTAAAATACTTTGTAGCTTCATTATCATCAGATTGTGATTTAGGTGTTGTAGGTGTCGTTGGTTCTTTCTTGGGTTCATCAATACCATACAATTCATTGTAGGTATAGATTTTGCTGCCTGGTTCATATAATACTTCTTTTACATTATAACCATTGAATTCTATGGCATATTCATATTCTTTCTTAAACGGCATCAATTTAGACAAATTAGATGTCCAAAATGATACAATAATAGCTTTACCTCTTGGAATAGCTGATTCAATTTTTATATCTAAATTTGTAGTTGTTGTTTCTTCAGAATCATCATCTACTTCGAATATCCTACCCTTTAGTAGTGGATCGGCATAAGGACCAAATCTACCAAGACCTTTTAATAAATTTTCTAGTTGTAAATGACCACCGCCATTATTTCCGCTCTTTAATTGTCTTAATGCTTTTTGTGCCCAATAATCAAGTTGATCACGATCAGATGTATATTGTATATCAGGAGCTTTATCCAATTCATCAATCTCTTTTAGTACATCCGGATCATCACAAAGAAATACTTTTTTAATAACGCTATATCCAAATACCAAATTCTTATTTGCTTTTTCATCTTTATAAACAAGAAAAGCACATTTATTAGCTGGAGTAGAGTAATTATAAGTCTTTTTCTTAAAATATACGGTATCTGGATTTTCAATCAAAAGTCGGTTTAAACTAATCATATAGTTATAAATATTATTTGTAGGATATATCGTTTGATATTTATATGAAGAATGATATTAATGACATTTTTAACCATATTGCTACTAATTCTCTGGTGTAGTATATTTGAGTGGCTATTACATAAATATTTGATGCATAAGTCACTTTTCAAGTTTGAATACGCGTATAAAGCTCACACCAAGGTACATCATAATATTTATAAGTACGACGAAACTTATCACGCTCAAAATGGAGATGATGGTAAAAAGATTCCTATGGCTTGGTGGAATGGCGTGGTAATCTCATTACTAGCTGCATTACCTATGTTTATATTTGGATATAAAATATTCTTGTTAACATTTGTTGTGTCTATGTGTTATTACGGAATGTATGAATTTATACACTGGTGTATGCATTTTCCAAAAAGTAGAAATGTAGAATATAGATTATGGTTTAAGAAACTAAACGGACACCATTTATTACATCATAGATATATGCATAAAAACTATAATGTGGTACTGCCATTTGCTGATTGGTTATTTGGTACTTTATTAATAAAAAGTCCAATTAAATTTGGTCAATGTAAACCATCTTATTGTGTACCAAATGTTCAGCCAGAATAATTACTTCTAGGACGCATTGGTTCTATATTAGGATAAACCAAGTCTAGATGATCAAAATCGTCTTTAGTAGTGTCTACTTTTTTGACATTATTATAATAATTTTGCAACCACATCTTACCGATTGGATTCTTAACAGGACTCTTCAAGAATTGAATCACACTTCTCAATACACTTTTATCGATTGGCTCACCACTTTTTGTACGATCAACAATCTTGAAATTGTTCCCAAATATGTTTTGAAAATGTCCCATGTTATTTTGACAACTGAACCACATTTGCGACAATAAATCTTCAGGTATTTTACGAGGTCTTTTATTGTTTCGTTCGATTGCTACTTGCAAGCTTGTGTTTACAAATATCATATAACAATCATAACCATATTGCTCCATAATTCTTTTCTTTATTTGTATGGATTGTATACTATCACCTGTACCATCTATGATAAGACCCAATCGGGAGTTTCTATACATGACCAATTTTTTATTTGTTATTTGTTTTGCTTTTTCTCTAGTAGATTGTGGGCCGATTGTCAATTTTTTAAATTCATCTGGACTCAACTTACTCAAATCAGATGAAATCTTCATTTTCTGAAGCATTTGTTCAAATTCATTATCACTGTTGATTAACTTTAACCCATACTTGTTGACCGAGGAATCAGACGGTAAATCAAACAATTCATTTGCAACTGTGCTTTTACCACTACCAGGTCCACCCGCCATAAATATACATTTGAGTGTAGATGGATCGTCTACACCTTCTGTCAATCTGTTTTTTTTAAGTAATTCAAGTAAGTTCATATATTTAAATATAATTCACATTACGAATATATCGCCTATATTAGCTCCTAAAACATCTTCAATTAGATATGGTATTGTATTTGCAATATTATCTAATTTTTCTTGTGCTTCTTCTAAATTTTGTGTGGTTGCTATAGTTTTGCTACCATAAGGACCAAATCCTACCAAAAGCTTTTTGGTAAGAGGATTAAATGTAATTTTACCGTCTTTTAAATATTGTACAAACAATTCATAGTAAAATTCGTAGTATCTACGATGTAGTTTACCTTCTCTGGCACTACGCATTGTACCAATATGGTTAAACAATCTACCTTTGGCTAAATCAAATGTTCTGGATTTTTTATAATCATCACTGCCATATCTTGTGTTTTCTTTGCTTTTACCGTAAATCTTTAACAGTTCATTAAATTCTTTATCAACCCAGTCAGTATATTCTTTAAATTGATGTGTTTTATTCATTACGTGACCTACTCTATGAATTATAGTCCACGCAGTCATAGGAATTTTATCAGCGGCTGTATTGCTTACAAAGAATACTGCGATGTTATCACTATTGATTTTGAATTGGTTAGGATCTAAACCCAAACCTTCTGGATATGGTTTTACGAGAAATTCGTATGGTACTCTACCTTTTTCGCTGAATTGTCTTAAACCAGGCTTGTTAACAAAATAAAAATCAAAGTTGACTGATGTATTTTTTAACATATCCTTGACTTTTTGTATGGTTACTGGATGACTTAGTGCAGCTCTGTCTCTTGGATCTTTGTATGAAGCGCCTTTTTCAAATCCGCCTAATGTTGTATATGCGCCTAGGGGGGCTTCGTTTAGTATATCTTTAAATTTGATCATAGAGGAGGTGGTGTTGGACTTGGAAATGTATGTGTAGCTGTTGGAATATTTAAACTGGTAAACACAAACTCTCTTTCAAATAAACCGGCTGAATTAATTACTATTCCATTGTAACTATCAATAAACAAATATTGACAGGCTTGATTGTTCAAACTACCATCACTTGTTAGCGAGTATCCAACGCCTAAATTACTTTGTGTTTCCCAATAGGCATCATTTTTAGAATTTTTGGCAGATTCGTACACCCAAGTATTATAGTAAGCTAGATTTTTTCCATAAAAACTTGCAGCATTGTTCTGCATATCTTGTTCAGTAAATTGTGAAGTAACATACTCTTGGGATGGTTGATATGATGTAATTACAAACCTCTTTAACAATACTGACCAAATAGATTGATCCAAAGCATATGTAGCTGTTTCCAATAAACTATTGAATAGTGGATCATCTTGGCTTGGAAATAAATTTGGTGTAGCCAAATCAGAAACATTGCCAGAAATTGTCGTAGTAGCAAATGGAGTGATTAATTGTCCACTATAAGTATTGTTCCACAATCCAGATGTATTGGCATACAAATTTTGTAAATCACTACCACATTGTAGTGATGTTTGTTCAAATCTACTCATAAGATCAGCAAACTCTCCAGCCAAACACGGTGGTGTAGTTGTAGCATATTGAGCTACCATAGAAGCAATAAAATTACCAGCTAATGCTCCTCCAAATCCAATACAACCACCCAATGCTGATGTTGCACTTGTAAGAAGATTTACACCTATTTGTAAACCCAGATCTTGATTATCTGTTTGTTGTAACAAGGCATATGCATTTAATATCTTAGAATTACCATACGAGTAAAACTGGTTATTGAATATTATCATGTTATTCAAATTAACTTGTGCATTAGCTATATCAGTTGAAGAAGGAGTTGTTGTCATCTGTTAATAAATATTAAAAAAACTCACTTGGAAAATATCATAGAGAGTAATTAGTTCTGTAGGATTGGACAATTGCCCACTTATTTTCGGGTTGAAATATTTGAGGATACTTTAAATACGAAGCATGTCCATCTGCATATATATATGATGCTCCATTGTTGTGCTTTTTAAAATCTAATTCAGTTTGATCATTACCTTTTCCTTCAAATATATCCATATAAAAATGTCTTGAATTTCCTAACTTTTCCCCAAATATTACTGTTTCACTTACGAATAGAATGGAACTAGACTTCAATGGTTCCTCTAAAATGTCCCAATCCGCGTCAAAATATTCATAGTAATAATCATTAAATCCATTGATTATAAAACTACGATTTGATTTGTTAATGTTTGTTTCAACTAGATTATTTGTAAATTTATCGACAGGACATCTTAATATACCAACATTCTCATAATATGGTTTTAATGCTAATGGCCACTGATTTGTCAAACTACGCGGCGGATATATGTCATTATAATCTAACTTATATTGTTCAGCTGAAAGACCCAATTGCCTAGAGTTGTTTAAACATTGTATTTGAAGCGCTTTACTTTTTGCTTTACTCAATGATGGTAATAAAAGACCGGCTAATATTGCAATTATAGCTATTACCACTAGTAATTCAATCAAAGTAAATGCTTTTTTATTTTTCATAACTAATTGTTTGTTTTTTTAAATTATACTTACCAATTCTATAATAACCAGTATTAGCTGTAAATTTTATCAGATAATTGTCTGTTTTAATAGTCATATCTTCTTCTTACATTCTTCTTACATTCTGGTTCTACTCGATCTTATAACATGTAATCCGCATGTAGGAATTACTTGTGTCATCAAACAACCACACTTAACATGTCTATTTTTAGTTAATATCATACTCTTATAAATAGAAAATCCCGCCAGAACCTAGCGGGACTTTGTCATAAATTTATTATTTGATTAAACCTTATTTCCAAGTCTCTTGTTAACAATAGATTGGACTTTCCTTAAAAAAGCAGCATCATCTGTTTTACCATCTCTTTCAGCAGCTGCTGCTTTTCTGGCAGCAATTACAGCATCACCAGTAGTAATCTTGCCATCACCGGTTTGATCCAATTTCTTGGTAACCTTTGGAGCTGGTGGTGATTGTTTCTTAGGCGCTTCTTTCTTAGGAGATTCTTTTTTAGCTTCTAATTTAAGTTCTTCTAGTATTTCTTTGATTAAATTTTTAATTTCGTTACGCGTCATATAATTTCTCCTCTTAATAAATATATTTTAAAATTTAAATTACCAATATTTTCTTTTACCTTTATTGCTCAATGATTTCATTCTATGACTTCTATAAAGCCAATATCCAGCTGTTGTTTGATCTTTTGAGCACATATACGTCTTAATTCAGTAAGAACTGGACGTTTTTCAACCTCAAACTTAACCATATTATATTTGTCGTTTTTAAACGTAGTTTATTTTTTTGTCTTTTAAAAGACAATAAATTTTACCATAAAAAATTTAATTAAAACTTTTACCACAACCACAAGTGCTTGCTGCATTTGGATTAATAAATTTAAAACCTCCGCCCATTAATTCATAAGAATAATCTAGTTCAGCCTCTTTAATATAATTCGCACTAAAATTGTCTATGACTACACTCACACTTTCATATTCATATACCAAATCATTGTCTCTGATTTCATCAAATGTCATACCATACTGTAAACCACTACATCCACCTGCTTCTACAAATATTCTCAAACTTTTGTTTTTATAATCCTCTGTATTTTTAACTAAATTATTTACTTCGGTTAAAGCATTATCAGTTAATTTAATTATTGAAGTTTCTAATTTTATCATAATTTACCAAAATCTACCTCGGCCTTTATTACCTAAACTGCGCATACGATGACTACGACAACTCCAATAACCGGCTGTTGTTCTGTCTTTCTTTTGAGCACATCTATGTCTAGCAGCAAAACTTTTTCGACGAGCTTTATTGCCTGCTCTACTTCTCATATTTGGATCTCCGAATGTTACTTTCTTGATTTTACCATTTTTACCTTTGACGTAGACAGCATATTTTTTTGGTCCACCTGGAGTTCTAACTGGTCTATTAAGTGTAACACTTCTGCCACGATGTTTAGCTTCAATTATCAAATCTTCTTCAATTTCAATCGGAGCATCCAAATAAACTTCTCTACCCTCAAAAATTTCTTTTTTACCAAGGTCACTCTCAACCAATTCAGCGTCTGGATCACATAGTTCAATTAAATTATTGTAATATAACTTACGAACTTCTTCAATTAACTCAAAATAAGATTCACTATAAGTTCTAAAAATGTTTTCCATTAATGGAATTTGTTTTTCTAAATGATAATTTAAATTAGCTGTAATTACTGTATCTTGCAGCATTTTCATCGGACAAAGTTCTTGATTTTCAAATAAATCGATTAATTTAATCATATAATATAAATATTATTCATACTTGTTTGTTAGTTTTAATTCGCCAATTAGTCTCTTTTCGTTGTCATTTAAGTTTTTATCCAATTCAACACCTAAATCCTTTAACGTATAACTAACCCCAGTCTTTTTCTCTATATTCTTCATTATTTCTATAGTATCCACAACACTATCCAAAGTGGTCTTGTATTTACCAAATTCAACCGAAGAAGTCAAATTACTAAAATCAACAGATCTAGGAGCTATACCCTTTATTATTGATATTGCATATGAAGCAATATGTTCAAATACACTAAATATCGCGCTTGCAATTGGATTTGTAGCTGCCAAAAATCTCAATACCATAAAGCATATCAAGAATATTAATATGCCAGTAACCCCTATTGTCACAAACCTCTTCAAACCATACATGACACCGCCTAGACCCATCCAACTGTTTACTTCATTCACGGTAACCTGAAGGGCGTCTGCCTTTTTTGCCACCTGCGAAGCCTGTGTTTCCAATCCTTTTATTTGTTTTTCATACACATCTTCAATTTCTTTTTGTCTTACTTGAAGAGTCATAATCTCATCATCACGTTCTTTGAGTAGTTTACCGCCCTTTTGTTTTTCCTTTTCAACTTCACTATTCAATAGATCTGTGAGTTCTTTTATTTTGTTCAAATCATCGATATTTGGATTACCAGTGATGTTCAAAATTCTACCATTAAAGTCTATAGCAGTCTTGACTTGGACGGGCGGATTTGTAACAGATTTAAGAGAATAGTCAGTTCCACTAGCTAGTGTAGCAACTTGTTGTAACTTTTCACCTTCGTTTTTTGCCATTTCAACTCGGGTATTTGCAAGAACATCTTTGGTCTTTTGGACCTTTTCTACATTCGTAGATTTGCATCCGCTGACCAATAAAAATGATGTTAAAAATAGTGTAAATAGTTTTCTCATGTCTATAAATATCAATCCATACTATAAAAACTTGTATATTTCACCACTATAATATATGATACTAACATGTCAAAATATTGTGATACATCGTTAATTGACATCAAAAGTATCAATAAAAATGTTGCAAAAACACTTATTGAAAAAAATCATTACACTCACAAATGGAGTTTATGTACTGTAGCTTATGGTGTTTATCATAAAGAATATATAGAAAGCACATTCTTTGGTGGTTATAACGAAAAATTAATTGGCGTATTGATATACGGAAATGCAGTAGGTAGAAATGCCAGTACAAGCATATCTCCACTACTTACTAACAACAATGTACTAGAACTTACAAGACTGTGGATATCTGATGGTTATGGCAAGAATATTGAAAGCTATTGTATTGCTGAAAGTTTTAGATTATTAAACATCGAATATCCCCACATAAAATGTATATTAAGTTACGCTGACAGCGAGGTGGGTCATAAAGGTACAATATATCAAGCAACAGGATTCCTATATCAAGGGGATAATTATGTAGATATAGCACTAATGCCTAACTATAGTGTTAGTTTAAACGGTCCTCCTAATTATGAGTGGATACATAGTAGAAGTGTTTATGCTAGATGGAAAACACATAGTGTGGATAAACTAAAAGAACGTATAGGTAGAACATTTTGGCGCAAACGTGAAAGCGGTAAACATCGTTATATCAAGTTTATTGGCAACAAGATAGAAAATAAAAAGTTAGCTAAATCACTAAAACATAAAGTTCTACCTTACCCAAAAAATACTTCGTTCAAAGAAGAAGTAACGGAAATCCTTGTGGAAAATATCAATCAATTTTTTGAATAAAAAACCCCCAACCTTTCGGAAGGGGGTTTGTTTAATTAAAATTACTTATTAGAATTGACTTTAAAATTGTTATGACACCCAATTACATACTTTTGAGCCTCTTTATTATGAATCCATCCCTTTACTTTAATAGGATTGGGTTTTTTATTAACCTTCTTATACAACCTAAAAAAGTCTTCACACACTGTTAAAAACATAGAATCTAGATCATCTATATCTTCGTAATTATTTGGATTATATGTTGGAACTCCTAATATTTTATAGTCTTTCTTATCGTAATCATATGTTACTAATCCACCCACAATCTTAACCGTTATAAGAGATAAAGGTATAAGAGGTACGGTGTTATATATTAAAATATCGGTTGGATCTCCATCCTCGGATAAAGTTTGGGGTAAAAATCCATAACTGGCTGGATATTGAAGTGAACTAATTAAACATCTATCCAATCGTAACATGTTTAATTTAACATCATATTCATATTTTGCATTTGTATCTTTTGGTATTTCTACAATAGCATGAGCCTCAGTTGGAAACAGTATGGGTTGCGAAACATTAATTAAATTTTGTAGCATAAAACGGAGAACTAATATAAGTATATATAAATTTTATGATAATGTCAAATATATAAAAAACAAAAAAAACAAAAAAAAATTAATATTTTCTTTTATGTAATTTAATCGTGGTTAGTGATACACCATACTTTTCACTCAATTCGTTATTACTAAAATTACCACTCTTCAAATCATCAACAAATTCATTTTTTCTAAGCGCAAAGTTTCTCTTTTGTTCACTAATCTTACGTTTCATTTCATCACTCATAGCACCACGCTTTTTGCCTTTTAAGCCGTTATCATAACTGTAATTAATATTGCGATTAGCCAACTTTTCATTTCTCTCCTTATATTTAAGTGTACCAACGTCAGTACCATATTTAGCAACAAACCACTCTAATGTATAACGTCCTACAGCACGTTCTCGCTGTCTCTCCTTAGCCTCATCACTATGTTTTTTACCATGCATATGACCCACATTATTTGCAGCAGTCATATTTTCTAAGATTTTTTCTTTATTAGGATTATATGTAAAATTATCTCCACCGTTAGCTATTGGACTGATATTATAACCAATATCACGCATATAAGGTTTAAATATATCTAAATAAAATTGTTCTCGTTTAAATAATTCACTTTCATTCACATTCTCCAAAATAACAAATTCAAAACCAGACTCTCCATAAAAATCCCACGCATGTTGCAGCTTAGGATTGATATGTTTATTTTGCTTTAAATCGTTTTTGTGTTCCCACCAACGACGGTCAATATCTTTAGCAGAGCCAATGTAAAACTTACCATTTTTAATATTTGTTATTTTGTATACACCACTTTTCATATAATATAAGTATATACAAATTCTATGGTAATGTCAAATATTTTATTTATGTGCAACAAAAAACCCCAACTTTCGTTGGGGTTTTGAGTTATTTTAATTGAACCAAGAATTATACGGTGTCAAGATCACTGATAAGAACTTTTCCATAGAATTCGGGGCGCACTACCTTCTTAGCGTAGCGGGTCATTACGCCTCTACGTGGTGTGAAGTTAGTTGGGTCATAAACCAATGGAGTTTGGATTAGTGGAATATATGGAGCATATACTGCACCGGTTTCTAGGAAGTTGCTTCCACGGAAACCAACCAAGATTACGTTATCAGTCATGTATGGGTTCTTGTAAACTTGGAAGCGACTTGCGAAGCTACCAACACGACTTACACCCATTGCGAACTTAGCTTGATCACCATCTGTGTTAACAACATAACCTGGGATTGATTCCAAGATAGTTGCTACGTCTGGTGAACATACTAGGAAGTTTGCACCACCACGTAGAGTCAATTGGTGAATCTTGTTTGAGACCTTTTGGATCTTGTTACCAAGAGTTTGGAACCAAGTGCTCTTAACGTAAGCAGTACGATTTGGTGAGCTGTTAACTACACGGGTGAAGTTAGCAACCGGAGTACCTGTTGTACCACCACCTGCAAAGCTTAGAGTCTTAGTGAACTCAGTACCAATTTGGGCTGACCAAGCTTCGGTAGTAGTACCAGTTACGGACTCGTTCAACATGTCTAGGATTTCGAGGTCGATTTCCATAGATACATATTCACTCAATAGAGCAGTAAGTTCTGCTTCTGCATCGATGGAATGATATGCGTTCAAGTCTTGAGCCAATTCTGGAGTCCAGACTGCTTTCAACTTACGGGTCTTAGCAACTATTGGTTCGCTGTTTAGTACCAAGTTTACTTCAGGAATACTGATATCGTCACCGATAGGTTGTGTAGCGGTACCAGCAGCATTACCAGAACCTTCACCTGCGGTCTTACCAGCTTCAAAGTCACCACGGCGATTATCTGTAGGTTGAATTGTGTAGTTCAACTTTGGAGTTTGTGCTGGGGTAGCAGCGGTACTTGATTGACTTACGAACAAGTTAATTACGTAGTTTGGTGCAGCAATAGTACCTGTATTTACTACGTTGGCGTAGGTGTTTAATACAGTTAGGCCTACGTTACCCGTAGTTTGCAGACCAAATGAACGTACTGCGTTCAAGTCAGCATTCCATACATAACCAGTAGCGGCTAAAGATCCGTTTGTGGCTTGAGTATTGTCGTTAATATCTAGAGCAATCTTGAAGACACCCTTAACATTAGTGCCTGACAATGAGGAGCTAAATGCTGAATCAAATTGTAGATCTTTCCAGCTTGCGGAAGTTACAGTTGCGTTTGCGGATGTGAATGCTGAACTCGTTACTACACGTTCAGAGTAAGCAAAACGACCTTGACCGTATAGACCATTTACTGCTGCATCGGTTGAACCGAACTTAGCAGAATTGGTACCACCGAACAAGCTAGTGCCTGGGGTTTGACCCAACTTACCAGTACCATACTTAAAGTCTAAGTAAAATACTAGACCGGATGGTAAATTCATTGGTTGAACGCTTACGAATTCCTTAGCAGCAATTTCAGCGAATACACGGCGAACTAATGGTAGAGCAACGCCAGCCCATTGTTCTGAACTGGTTGATGTACCAGTTGTAGAAGCTTCATCTAGCAATTGCTTTGCTTGGTTTTCTAATAGGATTGACATGTGTGCCTTTTCAACACCAGTTACGCCTTCAAGAAGGCCTGTCTTTTCCCACTTAGTTTGTAATCCACGGGTTTCGGCCATCAATTTGGCTTGTGGATTCATATTATTTGTTAATAGACTTTTTACATCCATAATATTTTTTCCTTTTTTTATCTTTTTGGTTTGTTAATACTCGCAAACTAATTACTTCTTAATTCCTGCGAGCTTTTGGAATCTTGAAGCCATCACATCAGCTTGAGGTTCTACAATGGTAGATTCAGGCTTTGTGCTGGATACTGGTTTGCTTGCCAAACCTTCGGTGATAGTACTTACAGTTGCATTTGTCTTCTTTTTAACAACTGATCCACCTCCATTAATTGATTCGGCCAAAACTGTATATGCCAACTTGACTTCACGAATATTTTTAGTCAAGTCGAAAGTGTTAATAATCTTCAACTTTTGTTCTTCGGTCAAAGTCTTGCCCTTGAACAACTTGTTGGTGTATAGCAACTTAGCATTTAACAAATTGGTTTCTGATAGAACACCTTTCAAATACTTGACAGTTTCTACGTGTTCACTCAATTGGTTCTTCAATGCTTCGTTTTCTTCATTAATAGCTACTAGAGCTTCTGCCATTTCTTCACAGGTTACATCCCCTTCAGATGGTGATGGAACTTGACCTGGGGCAGGAGCTGCGGATGCGGCTGGAACTGCTTCTGGAGCAGCTGCAGCTGGAGCAACAGGAGCGGCTGGAGCTGCTGGAGCTGCTACGGCAGCAGCGGCTGGATCGACGTTTTCTTCTTCAGTTTCTAGTTCTGCTAGAAGTTCATCTAAATTTACTGTTTCATCCATATCATCCATTTCCTCCAGGCCATCCGCATCTTTATTGATGCTTTCGTCTTTCTCTGGTTTGTTTGTGTCATCATGTCCGTGTCCGACCTCACCTTCTAGCTCTGCTAGAATTTCTTCAAGTTCTTCGCTGGTTACTTCGGCACCCTCTTCTTCTTCAAGCTTAGCAACTTCAGTTTCGTTACCACTTGTTTCGGTTGATGTCTTGTTAGCCGAAGCAGATGGAGATTTTGGATGTTGCGTATCAGCAGTATTACCCTTTTCACCGCCGATACCGGATGAAGCTAACTTTTCTTCAACTTTACCTTCTTTAGTTTCGGTGTTTTCTTCTTCAACCATTTCTTTCTTGAGTTGGTCTGCGAACATTTCTTTCATGCTCTTAGCAAAATTTTCCTCAAGAAAAGTTTTTGCATTAGCAATTGCAGTTTCACGAACTGCCTTTGCGTCTGCGATGCTTTCCTTTAATAGATCGCTCATATTAATTTTACCTTTCTTATATTGTTTGTGAAGTTATTATAGAACTCCAAAGAAGATTGATTTTTTGTAGACATCAAATGATTGACGTATTTAATAAATAAATATAATTAAAATGCATAATATATTAAAAAAAATCATATTTATTGTATATGCCTGCTAAAAGTGAAAAACAAGCAAGACTATTCAGATTAGTACGTGGATTACAAAAAGGTGATATATCACCAAATAAAGTATCTCCACAAATTCTTAAAATGGCAAAAACAATCAAACCAACTAGTGTGAATCATTTTATCAAAATTAAAGAAATACTTCACAAATTAAAAGAAGGATACAAAGAAAGTGGATCTGAATATACTCTTAGTAAGGCAAAAGAAATCATTGATAAACCGTTTGACCAAGTATTAAGAGAAAATGTTGGTCTACCATTTAATCAAAAAGAATTATTAGTATTTCAATCCAAACAAAATGGATTTGCTGGGTTTGGAAAAACAAATTTTATACACAAAAGAAGCACCGGTGAAATCATCGCGGATATACATAGTAATGATTCTTCAAAAAAATTTGTCTTCAAAAAGTTAGCCAATAATCAAAATAAAGGTCTTTATAACTATGCTTGTTTTATCAGAATTATGTCAGATGATACAGATAAACCTGAAGATAAAGTGTTTTATACACTAAGTAATATTTTTGAAGATGATGAATCTGGGAAAACCAAAGTCTTATCAGACTTTATTGATAGAATTAACTCATATGGCCTATAATTATAATCCAAAATTTAAAAATTACATTGAATCACAAGATAGTAATTTGAAATTTATTATTAATAAAGATAGAGATAATCATGATTTTAACTATAGACCTACAACTATGAAAATGAAAAACTTTCTTAATGTAGAAACTGAAGATAATCCTAAATATAAAATAATGGATATCGATAATCCAAACGGATGGTCATTTAATGAACTTGATACATTAGGTCACATGGGGTTCAAAATGGATAATGACTATGATATGACCTGCGAAGTAGAGATTCCATCACTTGAAATGGAAAATGAAAAACAATTTGTTAAGATTTATAAAGAAGAAGACGGATATGTTTTAGAAACAACTCGTCGTTACGTATTTGAAAGTTTTAATAAACTATTGGAATTTATTGATAATATTCCAACAAAGATATTTTAATTAGGTTGGTCGATATCTCTCGAAGAAACAATGCTAACTGAATCAGGTCTACCTTGTACTTGATACGATTGAGGAGATTCCGTAATTGGATCCGCAATCTCAAAATAACGTTCTAGTTTCATACCGATTTCTTCATAAAGCATTTCAAGTTTGTGTTCTATTTCTTTAATCTTTTGTGATTCTTCGTAAAGTTTACCGGCCATCCTCTTTACTTCTTTCATATCACGTTCAACCATCTTAGCTTCCATCCAATCACCACACTCCTTTAGTGTGTAACGCTCGGCTAAATTAATCACATCAATAATTTTATGTGCTGTTTCATAAATAGATTCAGCCTTTAAGCTCTTGCGATATTCATTATAAGCTTTGATGGTTTCATATAGCTTTACTTTTTCTTCTTTTGTAAGAGGAGTATAAGCAACTTCGGTTGAATTCTCTACTAGATGTTTTAGCTTTATCATATGAATATAAATATTAGTTAAATTACAATTCGGAAAGAATATTATGAATTAATCTTTCTGCATTTGTATAAGGATTTACGATAATTTTATTATCTACACTTTCGTTGATTTTACCTTGTGGATACATGAATGCACCTTGTGTGCTTGGATTGCTTACAAAGTCAAAAGCAATTAAATCAAAATCATCTTGTACAATATCAGCACCTTCACGCATATCTTTCTTTACACTACCTAGACCACGACTACTAATACCCAATAGAATACCAGATTGTAATAGATCTTTTAAAATATTACCACTGGGTGTAGGAAGAATTTCTACAGTACCAACCAAATCTTTACCATCCCATCCCATGTCAACAATGTTATGGCTAACATTCTTTAAATTAACAACGGACGATTCTGGATGGTCAAGTTCGCCCATAGCACGACGTTGCTTTACAAAGTTTTCCATATACTTGTCAGCTTCACGTTTTAATACGTCTTCTGGATATAAACGACCATTTTGGTTCTTTGCGTCAGCACGTTGTAATACTCCACTAACTAATAATTTGCCGTCTTTTAAAGACTCATTTAATGAAGTTTTTTTAAATTTGAATGGTAATACATCAATTAATATTTGTTTCATATTAAGCAGTAGGTTGAGTTCCTGGTGGCTTTTCACCAGCGGTTTGTTTAGCAACTGCAGGCTCGTCAGATGTTACAACATTTGATGGTTGTGTAACAACTTGTTTATTTGGATCAACCAAAGCCTTTGATTTAGCAATTTGATATTGATCTTTAGGTTTCACATCTGCCTTTCCTAAAATTCTGATTTTAAATCCTGGTTTAATAAAGAACTTAGCAACTTTTTGTTTACTTTCTTCACGACCCGTTATTACAATTACATATCTATCATAATAATAATCAATATTTACTCCTGTAACGTTGATTGTATAATCTGCTTCTGGTTGTTTATATCCCTTACTAGCACGCACAACTATCTTTTTATCCAAAATAGCATCTTGAATTTTTCTTTGTAAATTAGTCTTTAATTGTTCAGTACTATCCTTTAATTTTGAATCAAAATCTGTAAAATCGGTTTGTACATTATACGATTGAACATTTATATCTACATTTGATGTTTTTGGTTTTGTTGCGACTGGATTAGGTTGAGCTGTTGACGCAGCGGTTGCTGGTTCCGCAACTGGTTGACCTTCAACTTCATGTTGTAATTTATAAATTAAACCACCAACGCCTTCTTTACGTATTTTTTTGACAAGTTTAATAGCTTGTTCGGTCATTGGCAATTGACCTTGTTCATGACCTGCTAAACCAGGATCCAATTCAGGATCACCATGTTGTACTAAACCATTTTGATCTCTATAGGTAGATACTGGTTCAATATTTTGAGCAGGTGTTACATAAGCTGGTTCACTATACATTTGATTTTCCAACTTATAATTTTGACTTTTTTTAACTTTCTTAGTAGGTGTAAATCCGGCTTGATGTACAACGCTTGGTCTAGCACCTTTTCTATTAAAAGCAAATGGTGTAGTACCAATATCACCACCCATATGCGCTCCGCCTGTAGCAACGCCCATAGTGCCCGTTGTACTAGCCTCATTCTTCTTTAACTCGGCATCTACCTGATTTTCTATTTTTTCACGATAAATTTGAGCATATTTTTTTACAACTTCTCCAAACGAATCGCTAGACTTTTTAAGATGATTTTTCATTTTGAATCTTATTCAGTTCCTCAATTAATTCATATGCAGTTAAGAGTGATGTCAATTGGTTTTCTTTTACCAATCCATTTATGGTTTTATTTGAAAGTTGTGTAATAGTCTCGTTTAATTTAATCTTAATAATATCATTATTAACAATCTTAGATGAACTTTCTTTCAATATACCAGATACTCTTTTGTATTCAAGATTCACAAATTCAGTAAATTTATTTGTATTTGATACATTTGTGATATATTCTTTCAACAAACGTTTTTGGTCAGGTAGTAAATTACTATACTTTTTGTTGAAGTTTTCAATTAGGAACTTATAAGCAATCAAACGAACTTCAGCAGTTTGAGAACTATACAAATCAAGTGGTTGTGATTCATTCTTTTTTATCTTAGTCAAATTCTCAACAACATATTCTCTTGATTCGATTAATTCTTCCACCCCAAACTTTACCTCATTAACATTTTCATTTTCAAACAATTTATATATTGATGCATACAACTTATAATTTGGAATCTTATTCTTTAGGAACTCATCGATATTATACTTTTCTTTTATTTCTTTTACCAAATTATACTTTTGTTTATTTAATTCACGACTATTAATCTTAGAACGAGTCTGCAAAACAACATCTAAAATACGATCTGCCGATTCTGGATTCCTAGAAGATTGTGATGATATAAAGTTGTATAATTGGAACTCTTTACCCAACTCCTTTGACTCGTTGAAATAATTGAACATTAGATTTTTCGTGAATGTTTCATCACGTCCGGCAAGAATATCAGACGTTATTTGTCGGGTAAGTAATTCAAATAGCACTCCGCTATTTTTAAACTTAGAATGTTTCGCTTTCTTATGCATAAGTTCCAATTAAATATAAATATATGTAAAGATTAAAATTATTCGCTATTTATACTTTTCTTTTATTCTTTTATATTATTTTCGTCCATAAAAGATGGTTTTTTTACAGACTCTTTCAAAACTTCCTTGGTTTCGAAATCTTTTAACAAAACCGACAATGACTCTAGCGACAACGGTGATTTATTTTTATATTTGTGCGTTGGTGATAAATCGCTAACTCTCTTGTTTTCTAAATTACCAAATGGGTCTTCTCCGAATGGGTATTTACTAGCATCCTTTCTACCAGTTTGATCTCTTTTCTTTTCAGTTAATTTTGGAGTTTCACTTCCACCACCAGATGATTCTGGGGGTGTACCACCAGCCTCACTGCCAGACTCAGTTCCTCCAGTTTCGCCACTACCCGCATCTCCACCAGTATCAGTGCCTCCAGATTCTTCTCCCTTTGATTTTAAGAATGCTAAAGCTGGATCATTACCATCTTCTTCAATTTGTTTAAATCTATAAATTCCTTTAGCATCATCGATTAATTGTTTTTGTAAATTAATCATATCTTGCTCAGACATGCTAAATACGTTATCATAAATCCATTTTTTGCTGAACAATTTTTGTTCTTGCATGTCTTTGGCTACTTCTACTTTGCTTTTCCAAACATCAATCTTTTCCTTTTCAAAGATAGTAGATGGGTTTGTTAATTGTAAACTAAAGTCTACCAACGATTCATCTCTATATCCTTGACTATACAAATGAATTACCGCAATCTTGTTCAATTCACTAACAATAATACGTTGTACACGTTGAATTGTTCTAGCAAAACGAATATCTTCAGCCGCCAATGTAGCCTTACCAGATAATGATTCATCATACCCCAAGAATGCCTTTGGAATCTTAAGTGCTGACATCATCTTATTGCGTAGATATTCAATATCATCTGTACCTGTCCATTCTAGTCCAGGCAAATTATCAATACTTGTACCACTATCGCCACCACGAACTGGTAGGAAAAAGTCTTCAACCATGTTTTGAAGGTTAAAACGTAAATTATAGTCACCAGTTTGTTGATCCAAATATGGAGTCTTTTTCATTTGCGCAATAATTCGTTCCATGTGATTATCAACTTCATTTGGAGGAATATTACCAATATCGACTTTAAAAATACGTTTTTCTGGAGCACGCATGATGCGATGAATCAACATTGCATCTTCCATTAAACTCAATTGTTTCCAAACACGGCGAGCACCTTCTAACATACTCTTACCATAAGGTAAGAAGTTACTATCACTCAGTAAACGAAAGTGTGCAATTTGATAGTTCTCAAGATCTTCAATTTTATTACCATATGGAAGATTAACTTGAAACTTAACAAAATTCTTATTTTGTAGATGTGCATTTTCAATACGAGTAACATAATATGAACTAAGTGGTTCAACCATGTATACGCCATATTCTGGACTGATATGTAACCTTAAATAAAAATCGCCATACTTGACCATGCTACGAGTCCAAGACCAAAGATTAAACTCAATATTAAGAATATCATAAAATAAATTGTTTAATATTTGTTTGATATCATCATTCGAAGATTGAACAGAGATAATGTCACCCAATTCATTTTTACTTGTACATTCATCCGAATAAATGTCTAATGCAGATGCGAGAATTGGATCCATATCCATTGTATCATAATCGCGAAATAGTTCTACACGACTACTTTGATAGCTAAGATTAAAGTCACGGGTATATTGATTATATGCGGTAGTTCTAAGACGATTAAAACGATCTCTTAAACTATTACGATCTGTAGCATATTGAATTTCATCAGTGTCAATTACCTTTAATTTCTTACCACCAATATTACGTACAATAACATCATTACTAAAAAGACGTTTTAATCTTGCAAAAAGCGATCTATTCTTTAATTCTTGAAATGATTTATCAGTCATATCTTACCGCCATATATATAAGTATTTATAACAACCAAGTTAAACTTTCTTTTTTACTGTTTATATTAGCATTTGGGTTGAAATCCCACCCTTCTGTAGGAGAACCAAATGGTTTTGTTAATATAGGAGAATTATGAACGCTGGATACTTTACTAATGCCTGCTAACATTTGTCTATTGTAAGCAATCTGATCATTTCTAAGTCTAAGTGCAGTTTCACGTACCCATAATCCTATTCCCATAGACATTACCAAATCATCATTGTAGCCACGTAGTGCTTCTGCTTTTGGTCCATTCCAAATAAAAACATTCAACTCTTCATATAATCGTTTCGATTTAATAATTACTTGTTTTTGTCTAAAAAATAACTCCAAATTACTTACAACTAATGGTCTGTTTTTAGTAGTTGTAGTAAATCCAGCAACCATCTTTTTATCTTGTGCATGTAATTTGTTGCTATATGTTTTTTCCACATCCACAATTGTGAGATCACTTGAACTATAAAACGTATGAGGATAATTTCTGTCAATAATCTGTTGAAGTGTACCCCAACCAACGTTATTGTTTTCTACAACTAATAGTGCATTATTATATTCAGTAGCAATAGTTACTAATAGATTGCCATAATCTTTTGTAGTTAATTGCCCTTTATATTCTGCAACTTGTTCCATAGTATCAACATCTATAACATGAAAAGCGCTGAAATCTGCACCATCGCCTCTAGCACAATCAGCTGTCACTAAATAATTCTTGCTATAATTTGGGTAATCCCATATCCATAAATCTTGATTATTACCTCGCCTTTCTATAGGATCTTTTATGTATGTTTGTTTATAAAATTCCAATACATCAACACTAACTACTTGATTGCCTGATGTACTAAAATCACAATCACATTCTTGCGCAGCACCCTTTACACCTGATAATTCTGTCTGATTATCTCTCCACGATTGATCTCTTTCTGGATGTAAATGCCATGGCAATTTTATTGTTTTGAATCCTTTTTTACCAGACTTTTCGTTTTCTTCCGATTCAATCCATGTTTTATGAAAAAAGTTACCAACGCCGTTCGGTGTACTTAATATAATCGATCTACCACCAGTAGATAAAGTATATTGTGATGATAACCAAATTTCTTCTATACCATCAATAAACGCAGCTTCGTCTATAATTAACAATGATAATGCTGATGAACGACCTGCTGTGCCAGCCGATGAGACAGCTTTAATTTGTGATCCATTCTTTAATCTCAGTGACAATCTATTATCTTCCACACATGGCACTTTTAACCAACTAGGAAGATTATCATTAGCAAATCTTACCTTGGTAACGATTTCCTTTGCGGTTTCCTGTGTTATACTAATACATAAAATATTCTTATCATTATGGAATGTCATTAACCATAAACTATAAGCAGCAGTAAGAGTGCTAATACCCATCTGACGACTTTTAAGAACAATGTTCAATTGATTATCAACAAAGTCTTGTAATGCCTTCTCTTGAAATGGATACAATTCAAATCCAACTGTACCACGTATGGGATGTTGAATCTTTACATACTTCTTTATGAAGTATATAGGATTTTCAATACATTTTTTATATTCTTGCTTTATTATCTCTCTTAAGTTTTGCTGACTCATATTTTGTTTCTAATTCACTAATCTCAGCATCTATATTTTCTAATCTTTTTACTACGGCTGTTAAGTCTAACTCTATATTTTCACGGATTTTTGACATATCTGGCACTCCTTCCCAATGTTCTATAGATCCATCTTCTTCAAGAAATTCAACTGGTTTATTATGATTTTGGTCACACCAGTTTTTAGCCTCTTCAAATTTATTCTTATAATCCAACAATGCTGATTTTATATTCTTGAGTTCACGGATTTTGTTGAATGTATCCCAAATACCCAATTTTTTAAGATGAGTTTCTTCATTTATAAAACATTCATAACATAATCCAGACTTTGGCCATGTTCTATCATCCAAATAACTACCCCATCGAACATCCATATTGCAGTGTTTACAACGTTGTTCCACAACGATTGATGCTCGTTTTGAAACACGGCGTTTACTACCATTTTTCCAAATCCACTTCCGTCCCTGCCCATCCTCCCACTCATCACCTTCTTTGCGTTTACTATTTTCAAGATTAGAATCATAACCAACTTGCACGAATGGACGATTACCATCCACGTAATCTTTAATAATATCGAGATTGCTTTTACCTAATGCTCTTTTCATAACAAATATGTATTTATTTTATTTACCAAAACCACTTTGTAGTCCCCTAATAATGAAACTACCAGTTATTTTAAATGGCTTACTATGAATACTTGGATCTCTTACAACAATGCCTTCATGTTTTTCTAGATCACCAATTTCACTAGTAGCATTCTTGAGAATTTCATCGCCCAACTTGATTGTAGTAATATAAACAATAATATCATTAACTATCTTGTCTATGTCTTGACCCTCAAAATCTCGCGTAATATTTTTACTTGCAGCTGCTTTCTGAAATTGTTCACGGGTAATTAACGGTGTTTGAATAGTCACATTAGTCAACCAATCTTTCAAACTCTTGGTTACTGGTTTTCCTTGAGGATACAATGTAACTTTTTCGCCCAATGGTTTTGAAAGATT